AAGTTACGAACTCTCTTTCAGGGAGGCACGTTTAAGTTATCGAGGAGATTACCCTTCATATATGTATTATAGTGGCAACATAGGGTTGCCAAAATTATTAACCCAATAAAACTTCAAAAGTATGACTTCAAGTGAATTAAAAGAACTTGTAAAGCGTCATTTCAATCTTACAGAAGTTGCAGCCGAAACATTTGGTGAATTAAAGGATATCAATGGTGCTTTTACTATTAAGTTTCCAGGCGATTCATTACAAGTAGGTGATAAAGTAACCGTTGTAACAACAGAGGGCCAAGAAATGGACGCCCCTGATGGCACACACGAACTCGAAGATGGAACCAAAATCGTTACCGAAGGTTCTGTAGTTAAAGAGATTATGGGTGCTGACGGTGAAAAAGCAATGGCAAAAGAGGAAATGCAAGCTGAAGAAGAAGTAGTTGCGGTAGTAGAGGAAGTAGTAGCTGACGTAGTAGAAGAAACAATTGCAGAGGAAGTAGCCGATGTAGTTGAAGAAGCTGTTGACGTAGAAGCTATTGTTTCTGAAATCGCTGACGCATTACAAACTGAAATGGGCAAACTTAAAGAAAAAATGGCTGAATTGGAGTCTAAAGTAGCAGCAATCGAAGCATTGCCAGCTGCTGAAGCTACAATCGTTAAACCTGAAGAAACAGGTTACAACAAGGCTAAGTTTTCTGTTTTTGATGTGAATTCAGCTAAGAATGCTGACCGCATCCAAATGGAGATTGCCGCAATGAAAAATCGTAAAAAATAATTAAATTAAATTAAAGTAAAATGGCTTTAGACGTATCTGCATTAAGCAACTTTAACAACGAGGTAGCCGGCGAGTTACTCGTTAAAAGTGTTTACGGTGGTTCTACAATGGAATACATCACCGTAAAAGAGGGCGTTAAGTATCAGGAACCAATCAACCTTATGGAAGTAGACCTCTACATCCAGAACGGCACTTGTGTTAGCACACCATCTGGTTCATTAACTTACACCCAAAGAAACATCACAGTTTGTCCACGCACTTCTTTCGACGGTATCTGTTTGAAAGATATGGACAAAAAATACTTAGGCATTGCTGCCCTCGAACCAGGTTCATACAATGAAACGTTCGCTATGGCATCAGCCTATTCTAACTTGTTAGTTAACCAATTCCAAAAGGCTAACGACCAATTCCTTTGGCAGCAAGTTTCAGGTTCAGCCTCTACATTCGGCGGAACTTGTGAAAGCGATGGCTTACTTCGCATCTTATCTTCTGGTTCAGCTGGTTCAGCTATTACCGATTCAGCACAAATCGTAGGTTCAACTACAGCATCTCTCGCTAACCTCGAGACTATGTTAGAGGCATTATCTACAGATGTTGCTGATAGAGAAGACTTAACATTCTTTATGTCAATTGGTAAGTTTAGAGAGTTAGTTAGCGATATCCGCCAACAAAACAACTTCTATTTCGACCCTATGTCTGTGACAAATCGTCCAGGTTTACTCGAAATGGGTATGCCCTTTCAGAATGCTAAAATCGTGGGCACTGTAGGTATCAATACTAACCGTATCGTTCTCGGACCAGCTAAGCAAATCGTTGCAGGAACTGACTTAATGTCTGACTTCAGCGAATTCCAGCTTTGGTATGACATCAACACAGACCAATTGAAGCATAGAATTTCTACTAAACTTGGTGTAAACGTTGCATTCCCAGAATACTGGGTTTCTAACAACGCCTAATTATTAACCCTATAAAACCAGAATATTATGTCAACTTGTGATATTACTTCAGGATTTACCCTCGGCTGTAGAGATAACGTCGGCGGTATTACAAACCTTTACATCTTATCTGGTTCAATCGACACTGTAGCTACAGCAAGTGAAGGGTTAATCAGTGGAATCACTGGTTCAGGTGAATTCTTCAAATTCGAGTTGTTCCGTCAAACTTCAGATTTCTCTGAAGCTATCACGTCAACTCCAGAGAACGGAACTGTATTCTATGAACAAACTGTTAACGCAGTATTCTTCAAGTTACAGTCTTCTACTCGTAACCAAGTTAAGGTATTAGCACAGAATCCAGACCTAAAACTTATCGTTGAAACTAATAACGGAACTGTAGATGGCGTTGGTCGCTACTGGTTATTAGGTCAAGATAGAGGTATGCAATTGTTAAGTGGCACTGGTGCTACTGGAACTGCATTCGGAGACTTAAATGGCTATAACTTAACCTTCACAGGTCAAGAACCAAACCCAGCAAGTGAAATCTCTGGTAGCTTATCAGCTGCTATGTCAGGTATCACTGTCTGATAATTCAAAATTGGGAAAGGGGTTACGTTTCGGCGTGACCCCTAACCTAATATTTCGTATATTATGCTACAATTCAATAAATCGCAACCTACTAACACTAATGCTGTTTACATTGAAACCGTAAACACATCAAGTGGTTATTATGATACGTTAACTATTGTTTATAGTCAATCGTGGGATAATAGTAATGGAACATTTGATGTTACTACTACTTCAGCCCCTACACAATATAACAATTGGTTAGCATTTACTAATACAGGAAGTGTAGTTCCATCACCAAGTGGTCAATATGATATTGGTGTTTGGATTAAACAAGAAGTAGCAGCTATATGGAATCAAGTGGCTGTTGCTTGGAATGCCTATAATGAAACGTGGGATACAGCAGGTGATTCAGTCCCTGTTACCCTACTATATAGTGATAGGGCTTACATAAGTGGTTCAAATGAATCAAGCATAACCCAATATGTATCATCCGACGAGAACGGAACATATACAACATACAATGGATAAGAAACTAAAATTCTCTAATATTACTCGTGAAAATATGAACCGCGTTTTCATTAAGGAAGACAAGGCTAAAGAGTATGTTAAGTTCGGTGAATACAATGATTTTCCACAAGAACTAATTAAGTTATATAATAACTCTTCTATTCACAATACTTGTGTTAACTCTATTGTGGATGGAATAGTAGGCGAGGGCTTAACAGCCAACCCAGCTTGGGTATTAGACGTCGCCAATTCTACAGGAGAATCTTGGAACGATTTGCTTAAAAAAGTAGCTGTTGATTTCAAATTGTATGGTGGATTCGGTCTTGAAGTTATTTGGAATAAAGCAAGAACCAAAATCGCAGAAGTATACCATATCGACTTTAGCTGGCTACGTGCACGTGAAAAAAATTATCGTGGTCAAATCCCAGGCTATTACATTAGCGACGAATGGGCAATTAAATATCGTTATACAGGATATGATGTGGTAAAATTACCATTCTTACCTGTATACAATCCACAAAAAGCTATGGAGGAACCTAAACAAATCTATGTTTACAATCCATATCGCCCAGGTCAGGGTTATTATCCATTACCTGATTATGTAGGTGGTTTACGTGTGATTGATTTAGATTGTGAAGTAGATAACTTCCACGTAAATAATATGAAGAATGGTTTAGCACCTTCTTTGTCTATAACAACGTTCACTAACGCAAACGAGGACGAACGTGAAGCAATAGAGAGAATGCTTCAAATGCAGTATTCTGGCACGAATAACGCAGGTAACTTATTATATATGGATATTGATAGTCCAGAAAATGCACCTGTAATTACTCCTATCCCACAAAATGGTGCTGATGGTTACTATACAACTATCAATGATATGGTAGTTCAAAAGATTCTTACAGCACATAGAATTACAAGCCCAATGATTTTGGGTATTAAAACAGAAGGACAGTTGGGCGGACGTCAGGAAGTTATTGACGCATACTTGTTATTAGTAAACACAGTTATTCGTCCGTTCCAACAAGATATTCTACAAGTATTTGAAGATTTACTTGAAATGAAATACCCAGAGTTAGACATTACTTTAGGTATTCAACAAATTAAACTATTTAGTGATGGTGAAGAAGAAACAGATGTTGTAACTTCAATCGATGCTGAAGTAGGTGAAGATGCATCACTCGAAGCTGATATCGAACAAGCCGATAATGAAGCAGGAGGAACAGCTAACGAAAATCAACCAATAACCGAATTACCTTTAGCATAATGACTACTACATTTATTATTTCAGAAGCTAAATTACGCCAATTCACAGATATCAATGATTCTGTAGATACAGCGTTAATTAAAAACGCTATTAGAGAATCACAAGATATCGCATTACAAAGAATTATTGGCACTAAATTATATCGTTCTTTACTATCACAAATCGATGCTGGACCAACTTGGAATTCATCGTATTATCAAACATTAGTAGACGATTATATACAGGACTTCTTATTATACGCGGCATATTGGTATGCTTTAGAGGCCATTTATATAAGACCGAGAAATAACGGACTTTTAACACCAACAGGTGGTGAAAATAGTATCGAGGTAGATAGAAGTTTATTTAACGTAAAGCGTCAAAGTGCTGAAAATAAAATGGACTATTATGCTGAACGTTTAACTAATTATATCAGCGAAGAACAATCATACTTCCCTGAACTAAATTCAGCAAACAAATTATACGAACAATGGCCTGATTATGGTAATCAAACCAAATCACCTATTGTATTCAAATACCAAAACAGAGTTGGTGCCCACTATCAATGGGCTAAAGAAGCAGGCTTACGTATCACGGATTCAAAATATAAACAATACCCTTGGGGTTCAAATATAGAATAAGATGGGAACAAACTTAGGTCCATTAAACATTAAAGACACATACCAACAGCTGGTTCAAATCAGCGGTTCGGTATTAACCGATGGTAGTGGTAGTGCTATTTCATCTCTAAATGTAAGTGCTTCTTATGCTACAACAGCTTCATTTGCTGAAAA